TCTTTGTTTCAGTTATAAGTTTGTCTTTATTTTGAATAGGTTGTTCACACGTAGGACATTCATCATTTTTCTCTAAGAACATACCACGTTTTGCTATGGTTTTCATTTCCTGCTTTATAGTAGCAATATCGCTTATAATTTTATTTTTTTCTGTTTGTAGTTTCTTTAATTCATCACTAGCAGTATTTGACTCAAGTTCTTTACTTAGTTCACTATTTTGATTTTGTAAAATGTTTATTTTTTCTTGAGCTTTTTTAATTTGCTTTTCATATTTACTTCTGTTTTCTTGAGTAACTGCCGCAATATCACGTATATATTTTGTTTGTTGTTCTATTTTACTTTTAACAATATTAGTATCATTGTTTATTTTATTAATATTTTCTTTAAGTATAGAATTTCTTTCTCTTAATATGATATTCATTTTTGAAAATATATTAATATCCAGAAGATCCTCGATAACATTTCTACGGTGGCCAGCATTAAGCTGCATAAAAGGGATAAAAGATGACGAACCTAATACTACCACTTGATGAAAACTTTTATGATTAAGTTTTAAAATATTTTGTTCAAGGATCTTCTGGTATTCTAAAGAATGCGATGATTGATTAATCATGCTTCCATCTTTCCATATTTCAAAAATATTAGGCTTTATGCCTCTTACAATTTTAAATTGAGCTTTGCCTATAGTAAACTCAACTTCAACAACTGCTTGTTTTTGATTTATAGAATTTACAAGTTGGCTCTTACTTATCTTACGATGAGGTTTGCCAAACAATGCAAATGATATGGCATCAAGTATTGTTGATTTACCTGCGCCATTATGACCAACTATAAGAGTTGATTTATGTTTATCTAGTGGTATTTCAGTAAAGTAATTACCAGAAGATAAAAAGTTTTTATACTTAATAGATTTAAAAATTATCATGCTATTTCAAGTGCCTGTGCTTCAGTCATTAATTCTCTCATTTGAACTTTAATTTTGTCTTTATCCAAATCAGTATCTACTGCTTCAATATAAGTATCAACTATTTCAACTGTATCTTCAAAGCTCATATCTTCGTCTTCAACATTCTCGCCCATAAACTCATTAAAGTTTTCTGCAATCTTTAATTCATAAATATCTTGATTTTGAATGTTATCAATAAACCTGTCAAATGTAAATGGATCAGATTTTTCTGCAACTACAATTTTAACAAACTTTTTAGATAAGTTTTTACTATAGTTATTATAATCTATTTCTTTGTCATTGTACACAATTTTTTCAAATAAAGTATAATTATTTCTTATCTTTTCGATTTGTCTTGTTTCAGTATCAAGTATATGAAAATATTTTGGATCATGTGCATCTGACCAATAAAATTCCATAGGGTTACCAAGGTACCATATATTGTCTTTTTTAGATGCTGTATGATAATGTCCTGATAATACTTGTTCGAATTTTTTAAACAACTTAGGATCCATACCGCTATGAGCCATAATGCCTCTTCCTATTTCAAAGTTAGCCAATTCAAGGTGTGCACCTAACCAATCAGCTTTACAGTCTCTTATAAAGTTCATAGATTGTTCATAGTTATCTGCGCATATCCACGGAAGAAGACCCATACTCAATGATCCGTATTGCATAACAGTTGGCTCCATAACAATATGGATTTCATTCATATAATGTCCTAGACATTCTTTTAATGCATTAAGTTCATTTGTATTTTTATAATAAGTATCGTGATTCCCTGGTATAATATCCATCGTCATATTATGTTTTCTTAATTGATCTAGAAACACTCTTCTATTCTGATTAAGAGCTTTAAAATTTACAAATTTACGATGATCATAATAATCACCTAAATGCACTATTTGTTTTATACCATGCTTTTCACACTCTGGAAAAAATATATTTGTATAAAAATCTTCAGCATTATCTAAAAAAACTTCAGATGAATTTCTAATACCGCAATGTGTATCAGTCAATATAGCTATTTTCATTACATAAACTCACTTAAATCTGAATCCGCTATTTTAATTTTGCGTTTCTTTTTTTCTTTTTTAACTATTTCTTTAATTTCTTGATCTGTGGTTCGAACTCTTTGGATTCTATCTCTTAATGTATCTACAAAATGTGTAGCTGTATCAGTGGCCGCTCCTTCTGTTCCTACATCAATAAAGCTGTCAATACCAGATTTAGTTAAGTACTTCATTTTTATTTCTTGTTGTTTCTTTTCTTTTGTTATTCTTCTCAAGAAAGCATACCAAGTAATTTGTGTAAAGTATGCAAAAGCATTTGGTTTACCAGTTCTTGTTGCTGCTTCTAAATTATAGTTTCCAATTGCTTTTAAACAATTTTCAACTGCATCCATTACCATTTCTTCTCTATACGTATATCTTATAAAGTTTGCTTTGTGCGATAAACCTTCTGCTATTCTAAGAAAACATTGAGCTATATAATCTGGTACTGTAGGAATCTTTTTGTCATTTTCTCTGGCTTCATTTACTTTCTTAACATACTCAACTACAGCAGTAGAGAAATCAGAATTATTGACATAATGTATACTTTTTTTACGAGTCATTGTTTAAACCTTTATTTTATAGTATTATTATACACTAGTTTTTACTAAAAGTACAATAATTTTTTTTCTTTTAAGATGATAATTTGTATTCAAAGTTTTGTGATGTAGGATTAATGCTTATTAATTTTGCGCCATTACTAATATGAAAATGTGTAGCCATAGGTGTTAATGGTGAAAGCGTAACTAATTTTTCTATATGAGAAAGCTTCTTACAATGTTCTGATAACTTTTTTACAATTTCTTTACCAGCGCCTCTTTTACGCGACCAAACAGTATAAGCTACTGCAGTATTAGGATCTTGTTTATAGTGTGCGTTCTGACTCATTAAATCTAATTCTTTAACATTATGTGGTACATCATTAGTATAGGCAACACAAATAATACCTTCAATGTTATCTTCATACTTTAAACCAAAAATCTTACGATCATAATTCAATCTAAATTCTACATCAAGTTCTGGTCTTACAGGATCTTCTGTAACGTCAATATAATCAAGTTCAACTAATTCAGTTCCTTTAACCCATTTAAAAAAATTATCTACTCTATGTTTAAAAATTTTCATATCTATTTTCATATATTTTATTTCTCTTAGTGTTAAAAATAACTGTGTACAAGTGTGAAAAAGCATGATATAATAAAAGAGTGTATTGGGGAGAGAGGGGTATACCCTATTAATGGAAAGTATTTCTAGGTTTAAATTTAATTATTTTATTATTATCATCAGAATCGGAAACATAATCTTCTTCAACTGCACCATATTTTCTAATTAAAAAGTCATCCATTTCATCGTCTGTTAAATCTCTTAATTCATTTTGTATTTCATCTAGATTAGCATATACTTTTTTATTTCTTATATTATCGTTTTTAGATTCTTCGGTTATACTATTTAAACATCTTTTATAATGTTTTAATATATTTTTAGATGGAATCGTAGTTACAATTATATGAGAAGAATTTAAAGTTTGCATAGATTCTGGATCATCTTGAAATGACATCCAAGGTCTAAAAGCAAAGAATCTCCAACCTCTTTGATAGTCTTCAACTGAAACAACCTTTAAAGCTTTTTTTATAAGAACGTCGCCGGATTCATCACCGGTATCCCATTCAACAACTTCACATATTATTTCATCATTATTAGTAAGTTTAAATTGTTTTATAGTCATAGATCTACTCTATAAGTTTTATGATTAAATTTTTCTCTTCCGTATATTCTAAGTCTTTCATCAGCATGTAATATGCCAAAATTCTTTTTAGACTTCCAAGTTATATCATCAATGATATCATAAAGTGTAGTACTTTTGCCATCATCTGTTTTTCTTAAACCTCTTCCTATGCTTTGCAAAACTCTTATCTGAGATTTAGAAGGAGATGCAAAGACTATATTATGTAGGTTCCTAATATTTATACCCGTACTAAATGTACCAAGAGAAGCAACAGTAATAGAATCTTTTTGTTTTTCTACTATCGCTCTTATAGCTTCTCTATCTGTAGCAGCAGTTTCGCCAGATACAAAAAAAACTTTGCGCGTTTCATTTACTTCATCTTTTATTAACTTGTAAAGAGGCTTACCGTGCTTTTCTACGTAGTTATATAAAAGCAATGTATTACCTTTAAGATCAAGTGTTAAGTTTTTTATAAATGAATTACGCTTACTGTTTGTAACTATAAATTCTAATTCTTCTTGATATGTTTTTTTACCAAAATCTTTTTTAACTTGTTCACTATAATTTAATATGATTCTTTTAATTGCTAATTTTGCAAGAGTATCGTTATCTTGTAAAGCTCTTGTGCTTGTAACTCTATAAACTTTTCCAAACAATCCTTGTAATACTAACTCGTGTGTAAGTGCACCATCTAACGTTCCGGTTGTGCCAAATCTATATTCAGCTTCAGTGCATTTATTCATTATAGTTGTTAATGATTTTGATTTAAATCCATGACATTCATCTCCAAACACGTTACCAAACCGATGAAACCAATCGTGCTGAAATCTGTATATAGATTGCCATGTGCTAATAATAACTCTCTTAGTTGTATTTTTATCTTTACCTGAATATATTCTATGACAA